AAACCTTCTTCAACTTTTAAAAGAGTTTCTACTGTACTTACATTTTTATCCATCATACAAACTGCAGCTATTCCTTTTATATCTTCCATCATCATCTTTTCGTGTCTGCTGGCAAGGAAAAAAGCCCTTTCAGCTATAACTTTGTTAACCTCCGCAGTAGTCATAGGTGCTGGCTTCTTAATCTCATAACTGGCTTTCAATTTTCCGTACTCAAATAACTTTTTAATTTGCTCTCTGAATACTGCTGAATACTGGCCTTTTAACTCCCAAGCAATTTTATGTAGAGCTACAAAATCATTTTTAGCAATAGCAACTCTAAATTTGGGTATCAGCCGTGCCTGTTCTAATTTTAAAACGCTTAAAAGTCGTTTAAGAGTGTCAAATTCAGCCTGATCCATAAAATCTCTCAATTCATCAAACTTTACCCTGCTTTCTGCTTTAGTTAATGAGCGGTGGTATTTTTCGGAGTGTGTCATTCCACCTTTATCATCTTCTGTGTCCGGCTCTGGCTCTTTTGGAGTTTTCTTTTCAGGCTTTTCGTATTCCTCTCCCTCATCTTTTTCAGGCAATTTCAATACGCTCCTTAAATATATCTCAAGTTTTTTATCAGCTTGGATTGCACCAGCAAACATCAACGACTGGATTGCCTCCGCCATTTCCTTTGCATCTTTCGTGCCTAAATCAGAGTGAGTAAGTTTTGGGTATTCATCAGGCTGGACATTATAATTAAAATCAACCAGTTTTTCTATTTCCTTATTAACAATGTCCTCAATCTTTTTAGCAGAGGCGTCAAGTGATTGTAAAAACATTTCTACTTGTTCTTTAGCTAACGCATAACTGCCGACACCTGAACCTCCCAAATCAACAAACTGAGCTAAAACAGATTTCAGGATTTCCCTTGTGTGATGTTCTAACATTTCTTTCGGGTCTTTGAGCGAATTTGACTTCTGATCCGCAAACTCAAAACCCCAACCTTCTTTTTTAACAACATAAGCTTTTTCGTGTCCTCTAACATTCTCAGCCATAGTTTCAGCGTCACTGTAATCATCATCTGTAAATCCGTCTGGAAGTGTAATTAGGGGAATACCAATACCATTTCTCTCTGTTGCTACGGCATCAATCTTATAATACTTATCTCTGAAAAACCAATGCTTATAGGCTTGTCTTAAAAGTGAAGTGCCTAAATAGTTGTCCCCTTCCTGCCTATTGGTAAATACCATTAGCTTTTCAGTTGGAATAGTAAACTCTTGAAGACTATTGTTTTTATAAGCTCTCTGTACTACATTCTCTAATTCCCCATTTTTATCTGTATTCCACTTTATAATAGTTTTTGGAAGTCTGGGTGCCCATTTTCTCCAGCAAATCTTACCATCTTCTCTAATCTTGTATATCACTTCAAAAAGCATTACTCCGTATGGGTGCATAAGAAGAATTTGTCGGAGAGTATCGTCCCATTTCAGAACTCTTTCCTCGAATAAATTACTTTTTATAAACTCTGCAATTTCCTCACCTTGAGCATCGTCTGTACCGGGTTCAACAGTCCACTCTGCCGACCTGATTGGAAGTTCGCACGTTAAAATAGCAGCCTGAACAGAGGCGTCAGACCACCGCATTTTATCAACTGTTGTGTAAAGAGTAGAGCCTTCAAGGGCTGTTACATATTCATCAGTATCAATAATACCTTGAAAGTTGGTCGTTCCCGAAGCACCAATTCCGGGTTTGGAAGATGTTTTCTTTTTCGCAAACTTTTGTATTGTTCCTTTTACTGCCATTTTTTTAACTCCTTTTTAGAACTCCTGCTTAAGAATACCTGCAGTAATCGGTTTTTGTCTAGCAGGTATATCTTCTGCCGAAGGTTCAGCCAAAGAGCCTATTGACAGCTTGTCTATTCCTAGCATCGCATAGTTAGTTGCCATTGTCAAGTGATCTGCACCAAGTTTTTTATAAGTCCATCTAACTATTCCGTGGCTATCTTCTTCTTTATCTTTTGCCCAGTTGCACATATGTCTGATAAGAGTATCAACTGGGTGGCTCAATCTCGGTAGAATAACTTCGTGCCTATTAAATTTATCAGCCATTCTGTCTAACGACTCCATTTTATTAACCACTACCCGATATTCCTTCTTCTCACTATCTTTTACCCACTTTATAAACTCTTTCTGTCTTTCGTTGTAATAAATTAACCATACCTTGCCTTTGTATTGCATTGCAAACCTTCTGGCTGAATGTTTGTTTGGCAAGGCATCAAGCATACAAAACACTACTCCAAACTGATCCATTAAATCAGGCAATCTATCGAAGGTATCACAAACCTCTGTATGGACTAATCTAATCTCACCGGATTTTTCTTTAACATAAATTACTATGCTTAATTCATCTCCCTGATCAACTCCCATAATTGACCGCCTGCAACCCTTCTCTAAATCGTGCTTGTTTTGGATACAAGCCAGCAAGGTATCTCTGTTAAGAGGCTGGTTCTCACCACCATAGGCATCTCCTAAAACAAAATTATGGAAGTCCCTAACCCCTGAAAGCTGTTTAGTCGGTCTTACTCTTGAGCGTTCTTCTTTCTTTAATATCTCTGTCGCTGAAATCCAAGGTGCCATTAACTGGGTAATATGATAACCTGAAACATTCCAGTCTTTATCCCCTGTTGCCTTCCATTCCCCATTCCGCCTAGCATCATCAGTAATCGTAGCCAAACAATAAACACAAACATATCTCGCTTCTTTTGTATCACCTCTAATTGAGTCGGGATATTTCAATATCTGAGGCTTGCCACACTTCGGGCATTTAACAAACCATTCCTTTTTATCTGAACGACTGAAAAGATAGTCAATACCAAACTCTGGAATAGTAGGAGTTGATAACGCTAGAAACCATTTGTACTTAGAGTGCGACATACGCTCCCGGTACATATCAATTATGTCTGGCTTTGAAAAGTCAATCTCATCGTGGATATTAAAATCGCTGTCAACTGCTATGGCTTGCCGTTCCGACCAAGCACCTCTGAAATAAATAAAAGAATTGCCAACTTGTTTTAATTCTAACCCACCCAGAACAGTCCGAGAAAGATGAGATGAAGATTGTATAACAGGATTTATTCTAGCCTTAGCAAACTCCGCTACGTCAGAAGCAGTAGGAAAAGTGTAAATAATAGCTACGTCGTTGGTGTCTGCAAACCATAAAGCTTTATTGATAGCAAAAGTAGAAATACCAATCTGTGCAGCCTTTTTAATAACCATTTCTGTTGACTTGTCCTCGTATATGTCAACTAAATATCTATGGTCATAAAAATCTAACGGATCGCCTTTTGGAGTGATAACATAATCAACTGACCAAGAAAACAGAAAATCATTTCTGCTTCCCTCTATTATCTTTGCGAGTTCTTCGTCTTTCTGTAAGTTGTTTTTTGAGTGCTTCATTTGCAGCCTTCTTTAATTCATCTGATACTTCTCCAATCTGGAGTTTAACATCACCATCAATTTGCATCTGCTTCGGGTATAATTCACGCTCTGCTTTCAAACCTTCTGATACTAGAGTTATCAATGTCCTATCGTCCATCTGTCTTACCTTTTTACCTAATTGAGGATTTTCATCAACCGAGTCCAATTCTCTTAATCTCTTTTGAAGTCTTTTAACACCACCAGCCTGCAAGAAACGTGCCACCTTTGCGTGCCTAATAATCAAATCTTTAATCGAGCCTTCAATTTCTTCTAACGCTTCTTTTTCCTGTCTATCCCAACGTCTTTTTTTATCAGCTACCCAACCCTCACTAGTAGATATGTTTCTCAAAGAGCCATAACCCATTTTATATTCTTTAGCCACTTCTTTTAAAGACATTGATTGATTTCCAATGTAAGCACCCTTAGCACCTTCCCAATCAATTTTTTTTGGTTTTGCCATTAAATTCCTTCTTTCTTTCTAAACGCCTAGCTCTACGCTTTGCTAAATTTCTCTTTTTCTTATTTTTACCAGCCATTGTGAATTGTCATATTATTGTCAGATTAAAGTCATCTTATCTTCCCTTCTTTATTTTGTCAACCAATCTAATCTCAATCTGTAAACCATCTAATATTTTTTCTTTGATTATCCTTGCTATTGCTTCCATCATTCTAGGAGGAACACAGTTACCTATCATATCTATTTGTATCCCTCTACTTCCTATAAATTCAAAGCTATCAGGAAAGCTTGTAAGTCTTGCTAGTTCTCTTATGGAAAGAAACTGTAAACTATATTTATAGTGTAAAAGGCTAGTTCCAGCTGACTTAATAATTGTTGGACAAGGACTATCCCTTTTAATTCTCCTTAATCCAAATAGACTTCCCTTTTTATGATATTTTGCTGCATTTTCACCTAATTTTAGTTTTTCTCCATACCACCTTAATCCATTAGTAATTTCCTTTCTATTCTTCTTTTCAGACTCTTCAAGGTCTTTTATTGCCATTCCTGCTGTAATTATGTTTCCACTTGTTGGACTAGGAAATACTGGTTCTATACCAAAATCTTTTCTTATACCTATCCAAATTAACCTTTTTCTAGCTTGTGGAACATTATAATTTTTTGCATTCATCATTCTACATTTAGTTTTATATGGTAATTTTCCAAATTCGTTCATTATTTCATTAAAAATTCCTTTCATTTCTCCAAACGAAAGTCCTAGAACATTTTCCATTACAAAAACCTTTGGAGATAATTCCCTAATTAATCTTATAAATTCTAAAAAAAGTATATTTCTTTTATCATTAACCTTCCTTTTTCCTGCTACTGAAAAGCCCTGGCAAGGCGGAGAACCATCAAGCAAATCAAGTTCTCCTAGTTTTAATCCTGTAAATTCAAATATCCTACTAGATGTTATAGTAGTTATATCCTTACACCAAAAAGGTATATTAGGAAAATTAGTATTAAATGTTTCTTCACAATTTTTATCAAAATCAATAGCAAGAAGTTCATTATAACCAGCCATTTGGTAACCAAGGCTAGAACCACCACAACCAGCAAATATAGAGATTATTTTAGGTTTTATTTCCATAATTTTTACCACTCATATCCACATTTTGGACATTTATTTTTAGTCTTTAACTGGTTAGGCATATCCTTTTCATCTATATTTTCAGGAAAACCTATATCTTCACCAGGATTATATAATTTTAATTCCCAACCTTCTAAACCAGTCAAATCAAGGTCTAAATCCAAATCCTCACTACTTAATTCATAGACCATCTTTTCCAACTTGGTAATATCCCACTTACCACTAATCCTATTAAGAGCAATATTAAGCATTGCTTCTTTATTCCTATTAAGACTTATCCAAACAGTAGGAACTTCTTTATGACCTTCGTCTTTAGCAGCTCTCCACCGCATATTTCCACCAATAATAGTAGGTTTTTTCTCTTTATCTTTAAAACTGGAATGCTTTCTGTCGTTGATAACAAGAGGTTCAACAAAACCAAATTCTTTAATTGACTTTTTAAGTTTCTCAAACTGCCCTTCTTCTATTTCTCTAGGATTTTCAGGATATGGATAAATACTATCAATTTGAACGTTTTTTATTATCATCTTTCACCTCCTTAACTTCTGGTGCATTTCCTTTTACATATTCATTTAAAAACATTTTCAAGTCTTTAGCAAACGTTGATTTCAGCTCAAACTCCAAACAACCAAACCAATGTTCTTCTCTTTCTGTCGAACCTCCCAACC